AGTACATTCAGATGGAGAGATAGTTGATGGCATGAACTTACTTGTAAAAGTAAATCAACCATCACAGAACATCAAAGATAGCTACCGACTAATGATAAGTGCAGACTACTTAGACTTTACAACAGAGGTGAACTAATGAGTGACCAACCCTATCATAATGAAGGCTTCTGGAAAGCATTTATCTGGGTTGTGTTCATACTGATACCCTTGCCTATGCTATTCCTGTGGTTAGCTGATGGCAAGGACTGGTCAGACAAATTAATACGCATGAGTTTCCCTGAGAGATGTGCCTATGAAGATGCACAACACAACAAGATTAACAACTGTGAGGAGATAGAAGATGAAGACATTTAGAGTATCCATATGTTACGAAGAAGGTTTTACTGTTCAAGTAAAAGCAAAAGATACTAAAGAGGCTGAACAGAAAGCCTATGCTTTAGCAGGTTCTTATGGCACAAATGTACCTACAGAGTATGTACCTATTACAGTACACAGAGATTACTTTACACAAGACGCAGAGGAGGTGAACTAATGATGAAAGAAACAATATATGATATGTGGTCTGCCGTAATGGACGGTGAGATAAATCCGTTACGACACATACCTAGTTTACAAGCTAGGCATTTAGTGTTACAATGTTTAGCGTGGACTTGGGCAACTTCATTTTCGTTTGCCTATGGCAGTATGTGGATATGGGGATTTTCTATGATAATGCACTGTTGTATAATAGCCGCAGTGGTAGTAACCGTTGCCACATTTGAAACTGCAAAGAGAAGACCACAGTTTTTTGATAACTTTGGAACAAATGGGAGAGGACATGGAGGAGAACACGAATGAACTGTTGGCACTGTAACACAGAACTAATCTGGGGAGGTGACCATGATTGTGAGGATAGTGTAGAGTGGCTCATAGTTAGCAACCTACATTGTCCTAATTGTAAGAGCCATGTGGATGTATATTTACCTAGAGAGGAGGAAGAAGATGACACGTAATGATGATGAAAGTTGGTATACCATAGAAAGCGATGAGTTGAGCCAATGTTTTAGCTGTGGACATCAGAGCTACGAACACGCAGAACATGACGATTTAATCACTGATAAAGAAACTGGGGAGCATGATGTATTCTGCCCTAAGTGTAAGAGTGACTTATATTTTATAGCCGAAGAAGATGAAAGGGATTGGATAGATGAGTAAGTACGCAGTAATGATTGAACCCTTTGAAGGCTTTGAGTATATAAAAGAAGGGTGTGGTTCTATGTGGACAGTAAATACACCTGTTAAATTGTTTGACACAAAGGAAGAAGCACAAGAAGAAGCAGATAAATGGAACACAGGAGAAGTAGTAGAATGGACAATAAAGTAAAACAAAATGCACAGGTACAAGCAGAGATAGCATACACAGGTTTTCTGTCTTTTCTCAAGTGGCTGTTTGTAGCTATACTATTTATATTTGTACTGTTAGTGCGTTGTAATTTTGGAGTAGAAACATGAGTTATTGGAACGACAAAGACCCAAATGATTATTACATAATACTCGTGGTAGTGCTTTTATTAGGGATGATGATATGGGTGCAGTATGGCTAATACTATTAACTGTTTTTGCAGGTTACTTTGTAATGATATTAGTAGTGGGTTTACTAAAACATCTAAACCTGTTACAATATTTTTTAGTATGGGAAAGTAATGCTATACTTATATACATTGTATGCACCCTAGTAACATATATAATAATGCAAGGAGTATCATGGCGAAGAAAGATGAACATAAAAAAAGAATAGAAGAGATGCGAGAGTTTACAAAAGGTAGGATGCCTTTGGTATTACTAGCTAGTACAGAAGAAGATTATAAAGGTTTGAAGAAAGCTAAATCTAGGATGCGAAACGTAAGTAACCTAGAGATAATTAAGAAAGAGGATTATGATGAAAATAAAAGAAAAATTAAGGCAAGAGCTAACCCTTAAAGTTAAGGATCATAAGTTAAATAAGCATTATGATGCTCAATTACCTAGCTTTACGTTGGCTCACAATGATACTATATATTTTGGTCACACAAAGGAAGAAGTAATAAATAAAGTGATGAAAGAAATATGATAAAGAAAATATACGGAGTAAGACCAATTAACCCTGTAGCTAAAGCTATGTTGCAAAAGCGAAAGAGTCCTATGGTCATTCCTAATAAAAAGAAACAGAAACCAAAAAAGTTAGATAGGAGGCAAATTGACAATGAAAGAGATGTATGATACCTTAGACGAATCAGTCCTACTTGATGAAGACTTTGATGATTGGGCTGAAGATATAGATATACTTAAAGACTTAACAGATAAGTTTAACACTATTATTAAACAAGAGAAGGAGGACTAATATGATCAGAATAACAAAGGGAAATAAGGATGGATAAAAATGAACCAGTTGTATTCAAAACTATCGTTGGCTTACTGTCAGTTGCACTCTTGGTGTATTTTAATTTACATATACTTTACTGAGTACGTAAAAAGAGTAGGACTTACTTTGAGCATACTGTTTAATGTAATCTTAGGAGGAGATATGCACCAGACATTCTCTACTAGGAACTGGCAGAGAAGTAAGGACAAAAAATTTAACTTGGTCTGGATCATAGACTTTTTCTTAGGTACAGGTCATTGCATGGAGTCTTGGATAAAATGGCAAATAATGAAAAACAAAAAGTAAAAACACTAGACGATATGGTAGAGTATTACTATCGTAGTCCACAGTTTAAATCACTAAGAGGTAGGACACAGATAGATTATGAATACTGTCTCAACAAAGCTACCAGAACTAAAGTGTCTAACACTAAAACTTTAGGTGACATAAAGCTAGACAGACTAGGTAAGGCTGACTGTAAGTTTGCTTATCAAGATTGGCTAACCAAAGGTGTGAGGACTGCTAACATAACTGCTACTACACTATCTGTGGTTCTAAACATGGCAGAGCAGATGGACTTTCTATTAGTTAATCCTATGAAAGCAGTTAAACGCATGACACAGAAACCTAGACAAGTTATGTGGACACCTGATCAAGTTAGAACATTTTTAGATATGGCATACTCTGAGTTTAAATGGAGAAGCATAGGTCTTATCGTACATATGGCATATGAGTTTGCACAAAGAGTAGGCGATATGCGACTACTTGAGTGGAAAAACATTAACTTTGACGCTAGACGATTAGACTTGACACAATCTAAGAAAAGAGCAGAGGTACATCTTCCTATTGAAGAAGATTTGTACAAAATGCTGCAACAACAACATGAGGACTTTGGCTTTCAAGAATACGTTGCACCTCATGTAAGACCCATAAACGGTGCTTACAGAGCCTATACTAATATTGAAGTGTCACCCATTGTAAATGAGATAAAGTCTGTGTGTGGGCTTCCTGATGAGTTACAGGCGATGGACATGCGTAGGACAGCAATTACAGAGATGGTTGAAGCAGGTGTAGACAGCACACAGATTATGGCTGTTAGTGGACACACAAACCCTAATTCTATGAAGCCATATCTCAAACATACCTTTACATCAGCTAACAATGCCCTGTCTAGGCGAGGAGAATACAAACATGCCTAGCAGAGCCAGAGAATATGTTAATGAGTTGATATTGGACTTTGGAGAAAGTTTAACTTTAAACTGTCCTGTCTGTGGTGGGTACAAAAAGTTCAGTGTGTCTAACCTAGATGGCACGATAGTTTACAACTGCTACAGGAATAGTTGTGATGTCAAAGGTGCTATCAAAACTCCCTTGTCCAGTGAACAGATACAACGTAAATTAAAACTAGATAAGTTTATCAAAGACAGGAGCTACGACTTTGTGCTACCTGAGTATGTGACACAAGATATAACTAACTCTGCTATGAAAAGATTTATCAACAGATGGGAGCTACAAAATGTCGCACTCTACTATGATGTTAAGGATAGACGAGCCGTGTTTCCTATCCATGAAAATAACAAGATGGTAGGAGCTATAGGTAGAGCTTTGCATAATACTTTTCCGAAATGGCTACGATATGACAAGGAAGCTAATTACTATTCATATTTACTGGGTAGCGAATCTCATGTAGCAGTTGTTGTAGAAGATGTTATATCAGCTACAGTGGTAGCGAAAGAGCTACCTAAAGTTACAGGTGTTGCTATACTAGGCACATCACTAAACGACAAACACAAGGAGTATCTGACTAATTTTAAAAAGATAATAATAGCTTTAGATCCAGATGCAGCAATAAAAACAATAGCTTATACTAAAGAGTTGAAGTCCTTTTGTGGAGATAAGACATCTGTTTTAGCTTACAGACTAGAGGATGATTTTAAGTATAGGAGAGAAAAGGATGTTAATAATATTAAGGAGGTAGCTTATGAAAAAGTGTAGGGTTTGTGGAGAAGATTTAGTTAAAGACATAAATTGGACATACTCCAGACAAAATAAAAAAGATTACATTTGTAAGTATTGTCACAGTGATAGAGATCTTAAAGAAAATGGCAATAGAGACAGGATGTGGGTAAACAATGTTTACATATCCACAAGTCACCCTGACTGGACACCAGGAAGGTATCCTAATTGGGCAGCCGCAGCTTTTGCTAAGTTGAATATGTACAGTGCGAAAGCTAAAGGTGATATATATGTGATTACAAACCCTGCTTGGAAAAATTGGTACAAAATAGGTAAAGCAGTTGATGCTAAAGACAGGGTAGGACAATTAAATACGTCTTCCCCTTTTAGAGACTACAATCTATTAAAAGTATTTAATACTGAGGATAGAAATAGAGCAGAAGTATTAGCCCATAGAGCCGCAGAAAAAATATGTGTTGAAAAAAGACACGAATGGTTCTATACTGAAAACGTAGATGAATTAATAGAGGGAATCACACCATGATGGAACTAGCATTAATACGTAGCTTGATGAACAAAGACTTTTATGATGATCATAAAGGTGTACGTTGTCCAGACAAGATATTCACTAAAGATGTGCGAAAGATTAAGCAGACAGTAGACTACGCTATGAAGCTACACGATAGAGATCTAACTGTATCGGAATTGCAAGGTTTATTTATGACTAACAACAGCACAATGACTACAGCAACTAAAGATTCCTATGATGATTTGTTCGCTAAGTTAGAAAAAGAAAAGCCTATGTATAACGGTATAGCTACTGAAGTTTTATCAAAGATGTTTCAACAGATGGTAGGAGAAGAAATAGCTAACTTAGGCTTTGACTACGTTAATGGTGACAAAGGCACACTAGAGCCATTGAGAAAACTACTAGATGATTACACTGATAGCTTTCTTCCTAATTTAAACATCACATGGGAAGACATGAGTATAGATGCCTTGTTAAAAGCTAATGCAATACAGTGTCAATGGAAGTTTAACATACCTACACTACAAAGAATAGTTGAGGGTATTAGTGGTGGACACCTTGTTGTTATAGGTGCTAGACCTAATACAGGTAAAACTAGCTTCCACGCATCTTTGTTAGCTTCCAAAGGTGGGTTTGCAGAGCAAGGTGCAAAGTGTATGATACTGTGTAATGAAGAAGCATATGATAGAGTAGGTGCTAGGTATCTTTCAGCCGCAACTAATATGAGTATGGAAGAAGTGCGACAGAACGTCACACTAGCATCAACTAGATACAAACCTATAAAAGAGAATATATATGTAAAGGACACAACAGGCAAAGATATGGATTGGGTAGAGGCGGCTGTTAAAGCTATGAATCCTGACATTGTAGTGTTAGATATGGGCGATAAGTTTGCACCAAGAACAGGAGAAAGATCTGACATATATCTAAAAGAAGCCGCTATACATGCTAGGAACATAGCTAAACAGTACAACTGTGCTATACTGTGGATGTCTCAGCTTTCAGCAGAAGCTGAAGGTAAAATATATGTAGATCAATCTATGTTGGAAGGTAGTAAGACAGGTAAGGCATCTGAAGCTGATCTCATGTTACTTATTAGTAAAAATCCTACCATAGAAAGTCAAGAAAATGAAGACACACAGAGGCATTTAGTGATAGCCAAGAATAAGTTAAAAGGTGGTTGGCATGGTAAAATAACTGTAGAATTAGATGGAGAAAGAGCTAGGTTTACAGCATGAAGTTAATACTTGACGTAGAGAACACAACGACAAAACGAGATGGTAAAACCCATCTTGACCCTTTTGAGCCATCTAACACGCTAACTCAAGTAGGTGTACTCAACGCACAGGGCAACAAACCGCATGTATTTACTTATGATCACAACGAAAAGCAAGACACTGATGGATCACAAAAGAAGCAACTACAAGCTGTGCTAGATAAAACGACACTCTTGATAGGTCACAATCTACAGCACGATTTACAGTGGTTGTGGTCTTGTGGCTTCAAGTATGACGGTGATGTTTACGATACCATGTTAGCTGACTATCTGCTACAAAGAGGACAGAAACAATCTGTATCTCTTGAGGCTTGTGCTAATAGGTATGAACTAGGTTATCAAAAGCAAGACACACTAAAGAAATACTTTGCTGATGGATACAACACAAACGAAATACCTCTAGCGGAACTATCTGGGTATTTAGAGCAAGACTTAAATGTAACTAAATGCCTGTATCATAGATTAGAACAGGAGTTTGCTATACCAGAGGCTCAGTCTTTACATGGTGTCAGAGATATAACTAACAGGGTGTGTAAGACATTGACTAAAATGTACATGAATGGTTTTAAGATAGATAAGGTAGCTCTGGCAGGTGTGCGTAGACAATTTGAGCAAGAGCTTACAGAGATAGAAGCTAGGCTAAACTCTACTGTGAAGACTTTAATGGGTGACACACCTATAAATTTAAACTCACCAGAGCAAGTTAGCCAAGTTATATATTCCAGAAAGGTTCACAACAAAAAAGAGTGGGCTGACTTATTTGAGTTTGTTAATGATAAAAAAGAGTTTGTGTCAGCTTACAAAGCTAATAGTGATTTAATTATGAAAACTAAAGCGTACACTTGTCAGGAATGTAGAGGTAAAGGCAAGGTATATAAAACTAAAAAGGATGGCTCACCTTTTGCTAGACCATCAAAGTGTACTGCCTGTAACGCTATAGGATATACATTTACAAACACTAATCAGATGGCAGGTCTAGGCTTTGCTCCTCCATCTAAAGCGTGGGTAAGTGCTAACGGTTTCACAACTAGTAAAAACTATTTAGATATACTAATCTCAGTCGCTAAGACAAAAGACATGGATGTAGCGTACAAGTTTTTAACTGATTTAAAACGACAGAGTGCTGTATCTAGTTATCTATCTAGCTTTGTTGAAGGAATACATAACTTTACTAAGCCTGATGGGTTCTTACATGTAGGTCTTACTCAGCACGTTACAGCTACAGGCAGGTTCTCAGGTAGAAATCCTAACATGCAGAATATGCCTAGAGGCGGTACGTTTCCTGTAAAAAGAGTATTTGTGTCGAGATGGCAAGGCGGTAAGATACTTGAGGCAGACTTTGCACAGCTAGAGTTTAGAGTTGCTGCATTATTATCTCAAGACAAAGTTGCAATGAAAGAAGTTGAAACAGGATTTGATGTGCATAGCTACACAGCTAAAGTTATATCTGACGCAGGACAACCTACATCAAGACAGGAAGCTAAAGCACACACCTTTGCACCTTTGTATGGAGCTACAGGTTATGGCAGGAGTAAGGCAGAGGCTGAGTATTACACACACTTTACAGATAAGTACAAAGGCATATCTAAGTGGCATAAAAAGCTAGGTGACGAGGCTTTAAACTTAGGGAAGATCACTACACCGTCAGGAAGACAATACGCTTTTCCTGATGTAGAAAGAAGAGCAAGTGGCGCACCTACGCATTTTACTATGATTAAAAATTACCCTGTGCAAGGTTTCGCTACAGGGGATATAGTTCCTATCATACTATTAGAGATAGAGAACAGATTGAGATTTGACAAGATGCACAGTTTACTTGTTAATACAGTACATGATTCTGTTGTATTAGATGTGCATCCGTCAGAGGAGAGCAGTGTCTTACAAATAATACAAGAAATAAATAATAACTTAAACACCATAATAGAATCGTATTACGATATACAAATTAATGTGCCAATGCTATTAGAAGCAAAAATAGGTGATAATTGGCTTGACACAAAAGATGTATAGTGTATAATAGCGAATCATTTAACAAAAGGAGTAAAAACTATATGGAAAATCAACTAAGTGTAATCGAAAGTAATCCTACAGCTTTAGCTGACTTGATGGGTGTATCTCAATCAAGTAGCCCAAAGAAGTCTGCTTTGGCTGAAGTTAAACAATTACATCAACCCATCATGGGTACAAAGAATGTAGACGGAGAAGATATGGAGGTAGCAGTTATTAAAGCTGCATCATACTCTGTGACTTTTCCAGACGGTAGTGTATACTACAGTCCTACAATTACCATCAGACCTTTTATCCAGAGGTTTCAGTTCCAGAGATGGGACGGAGCTTACAAGAGTGACGATGGTAAAGAAGGACGCATGTTAAGAACTGTCTTAGCAAAGTCTCTTAATCAAGACCTGAAGGATAACTACGGTGGTATAAACTGTGGAAGACCATCAGGTTATGTGCAGGACTTTAATGCTCTCCCTCCTAAGACACAGGAACTCATGCGTCAAACTAAGCGTGTCAAAGCTATATTTGGCATGTGTACACTCGACAAAGCTATGGATGAACAAGGTAATCCTGTAGATGTAGACCCTTTTCCCTTCTTTATGAATGTTAAAAATAGAGAGAGTTATAAGAACCTTGACTCCCTTTACTCCTCTATCCAAAAGAAGAATAGGTTGCCTATACACTATGAGCTTTTACTATCAGGTGAAGTTAAGAGTATACCTACAGGTGCAACCTACGGTGTTATCACAGGTAAACTAGGTAAATCTGTTGAAGTTACCACTGATGATAATGAGGTTCTAAATAACTTCGTTGAGTGGATTGAATCTACTAACTCTACAATACTCAACTTTTGGGAAGAGAACAACAAAGAGTCTTTATCCCCTGAAGACTCTGACATTGTAGGCTCAATAGTTGATATTGACGAGGAGTAAGTAGTATGAACCATCCTGCAGAACTGGCGATATTAGCTTTCTTAGATCAGGCAGCTAAAGGTACAGCAAAAGTTGACAAGTCTATTGTTGACAAGGTAGCTGAAGATGTTAGAGATGCGATGTCTCGTCAGTTCTCAGGAGGTACATCTCGCAAAGACTTTAGATTGAGAATGTCAAATATAGGCAGAAAGAAGTGTCAGCTTTGGTTTGATAAAAACAGCCCAGAACATAAAGAACCTATGTCCCCTTACTTCTTAATTAACATGATGTTAGGCGATATAGTTGAGGCTGTATTTAAAGGTATAATGAGAGCCGCTAATGTTAAATTTACAGACAGTCGACAGGTCACATTAAAAACAAAACATGCCGACATCAAAGGCGAATACGATATGATTTTAGATGACAAAGTAGACGATATAAAATCTGCATCATCATGGTCTTACGATAATAAGTTTGATAACTTTGGCACTCTTAAATCTGGAGATAGTTTTGGCTATGTAGCTCAACTAGCAGGATACGCAAAAGCAGCAGGTAAAGGTGTAGGCGGTTGGTGGGTCATAAATAAAAACACAGGAGGTTTTAAGTATGTAGAGGCAGAAGGTTTAGACTTAGATAAAGAACTAATTAAGATAGAAGATACTGTTTCTTACTTAGAAAACGATGAACCGTTTGAGAGATGCTTTGATGACATACCTGAGACTTACTACGGTAAACCTAGCGGTAATAGAAAGCTAGGAGTAGAGTGTAGCTTTTGCCCATACAAAGAAAAGTGTTGGGGAGAAATACAAGCATTGCCTTCTAAAGTATCTAAGTCTAAGTTTCCACCAACAGTTTACTACACACATGTAGCAAATGCGTAAACATAATAAATTTCGTTACAGGAGTGGTCTGGAAAAAGAGATTGCTGCTTTTCTGAAGTCGTGTCAAAAAGAAGTGCGATACGAGTTACTAAAGATAGAGTGGGAAGATCTTAGATACAGGCATTACACTCCTGATTTTATTTTAGACAACGGTATAATAATAGAAAGTAAAGGTATATTTGATTCAGAGGATAGAAGAAAGCATCTGTGTATCAAAAGTCAGTACCCTAAGTTAGATATAAGGTTTATATTTAGTAATGCTAATGCTAAACTATATAAAAAGGCAAAGAGTAGATACTCTGACTGGTGCGAAAAACATGGTTTTTTATACGCACACAGAGTTATTCCACAAAAATGGTTGACTGAAAGAAAAAAGCGAGTACAACTAGGTGTTTTACCCTATAAAAAGAAAAGGCTAAAGATATGAAAATATCACCAGATGATTACACAATAATATTTACACCACAAAAGACAAAACAAGGAGACTTTAATGGTAGCGTTAGTATAAAAATACTATTCCATGAAGATAATATCTGGGATGAAAGGACTAGATATCTAATGTTGGAGATGGCTACCTTAGTTGCTGCTACCATACCTCTACTAGAAACGGATGATGATTTTTTAAAATTAGTTAGAGGAGTAAGAACACAGTTACTTGAAGACGGAGAACTAGCACCTATATACGATGACAAAGGAAATGAAGTAAATGACACACCACTAGTAAAAGAAATAAAAGATAACGTGATTCACGTAGATTGGAGGCATAAAAATGGAAAAGACTGAAACAGATATGGTTAATAGTCCACCACACTACAACAAGGCTAACATAGAGTGCATAGATGCAATTCAAGCAGCTACAGATGATGGTTATGAATACTATTTACAAGGGAATATACTTAAATATGTATGGAGATATAGGTACAAAGGTGGTATAGAGGATTTAAAAAAAGCACAGTGGTATTTAGATAAGTTAATAATAGAAAAGGAGAACAAATGACAATGAGTTATAAATCAAGAGAAGATAGTTTAAGAGAGTTTCATGTAGCTTTTGGACATCCTATTGATGAACCTATGACCGTAGATGGTATGGAGTTACGGAGAAGTTTAATAGTAGAGGAGTTTACAGAGTTGATGTCAGAGATAAGTCAGGTATCTATAGCTTTAGCTAGAGGAAGAAAGCCTAAGATAGAAGTAAAAGAAAATTTATTGAAAGAGCTATGCGACTTACAGTACGTTATATCTGGTATGGCTGTAGCACTAGGTTTACCTTTACAAGTAGCTTTTAACAGAGTACACGCTAGTAATATGTCTAAACTAGATGACAATGGTAAGCCTATTTATAGAGAAGACGGTAAAGTAATGAAAGGTCCAAACTATGTGCCGCCTGACTTAAAGGACTTAGTGGCATGAAGTTCAAAGTATATATGACTTTATATGTAGACCCTGAAGAGAATGTCCTATCTATTGATGAAGAAGGTCAAACAGAAAGTGTGCAAGAACTAATAGAGGCTTTAATGTTTGATGCAGACGGTGTAGAAATTAAAAATATAAAGGTGACAAGCAATGAGTAACACACTACCAACAGATTATCAAAACTTTATAGCTACATCTAGGTACGCTAGGTGGCTTGATGATGAACAAAGAAGAGAAACATGGGATGAAACAGTTCAAAGATATGTAGATTATATTGCAGAGAAAGTCAAAGGCAGTTTACCTAAAGCAGAAGTTTATGATGCTATATATAACCTAGAAGTTATGCCATCCATGAGAGC